AGGACCATTGAAGCTGTGAAACTTCAGGGTCGCTGGGAGGCTGTAGTCAGCCATGATGTACGATCTCCGGTTTTGGACGAGTTAACGTCCGGTTATTGCGGTTTGAGGAACGACTTCTCAGGCTCGTAGCCATGGTGCCAACGGTCGTGCTATGCCTCGGAGTAGAGCGATAATGTCTACTACCTTCATGAGGTCTAGCTCGTTGTACCAGCGGACTTGGAACCGATGATCATCCCAGTTTAGAGGAGCGCGCTGGCGTCTAAGCCGGCCTAAGGTCACAGAGCCTGACGGTTGCGGGCACGCGATGGAATACCACAGGGTATCCGCTAGCGGCCAACACCGGTAGGTGTTCTGTAAGGCGACCTCGGTCGTCTCGTAGTACCATACCACGCTCCCAGCCCCGAACGGGCTGTACGCTCTCACCGCGTCACCTAGGTTTGTAAACCAGTCAGCAACGAAGGAGAACTTAGCCAACTCTAGAAGAGTTACTAACGGATCGACGGCCACAACGGCCGAAAACGCGTTCTCGTACCCAATACCCACCTTGCGGTGGGCCGTGGCTACCTAATCCCATCCACACCAGACCGGTGGGAAGGAGATGGTTTGCCCCGGAACCTTAAGGCCTACGCTTAGCGTCGACGTGGAGGACACGGTGTCCAGCCACAACGCTTCCGCGCTGCCTCGGGTTATACGGCCTTTCATGCCGTACTTGAGTTTGAGGAACGCTTCCTGCATGGCTTCCAAGTCATACAAGAAAATCCGCCAGCCGTACCTATCCTCCATCCAGGACTCGTAAAAGACGTCCAAGAACGCATTGTGCACTCGACGATCCGCTTTTCGGCGGAGCGCTTCGATCACGGCAGCGTTGGAGGCGGAACGCGGGACCATCCGGCGTGTAACACCCTTGCGGTGCAGCGCCTTGGTTACCCGGTTGGCTCGTTGCAAGACACGATCGCGGAAACCGTGAACGAGGTCAACGGTTTTTCGCATTTCTGCGAGGAAGGTCAGAACGTCCCAGTTGCTGGAACGTGCTTCAGCTAACGCCTCCGGCGTGAGCTGATCAGCCGTGGCCAAGTTATCCGCGTACCCCCAGGTGGGGAGACTCGGGAACCTGGCTCCCCAAGGTGTTGCACCTAGGTCCAAAGCGGCGACGCCCGTATATACTCCTGTGACCGGTTTCCCGGTCGTATCAGAGCAGTTGAGGGCGCCGTTGCCACCGTAGACCGTATAGGCGCTTACATCGAGTCCTTCGATGAACATCTTGGTTTGTGTCACCGGATTGACCGGCAGCACCTGGCCCGTCCGTACAAGCTCCCGATAATTCGGCGTCACGACATCCGTCATCTCTTCCAAGAGATTAAAGGTATGTGCTCCGCCGTGAGAGCTGTGCGGGTCCACGAAAGTGGATGTTACGTTTTTGACCACTGTCCGCGAGCGATAACGCTCAGTCATGGAATTGCTCCTAGACTGGGCGCCCTGCGCCCGTTCAAAATTCCCGAGCTTCCGTGCTCGGGTCGGGCCCACCACGGGCCCGCGGAAGGAGGGGACTCCCAAAGCCATTGCGGCTTGGA